GCCCGTGCCGGCCGCGGCCAGCCACAGCCGGGGCGCCGCCGCGAGCTGGTCGTCCAGCATCGGCAGGTCCAGCAGGACCGCAACCGTGCGACCGGCAGGCGCATCGGGCCCGGCCACGGCGCGCCCGGGGTCCGCGCCCGGGGCCGGCAACAGGCCGCCGCCCAGCCGCCGAAGCGTGAGTTCCAACGCCATCCGCTCCAGGACCCAGCCCGCGACCCGCCAGCGCGATCCGTCCGCCAGCGTCGCCACCGTGCCCGCCCGGATCGGCAGCGCCGCCCAGGGCAGCCGCACGGTGGCGGTTTCCCGCTCCACCCATGCGCGGGACAGTGCGTCCTCCGCCAGGGCGCGGGCCATGTCCGCGGGAAGCGCCGCGGGCAGGTCCATCGCCGTTTCGCGCCGCCCCACCCCGTCGCGCCGCGCGCGCTGGAGCCCGGTCTGGTAATCGCGCGCGGGTTCGTAATAGCGCAGCGCCACCGCATCGGGCAGCGTCGCCGCCGCCTGCCGGTCGCGGGATCGCGCGGGCTGGACCCGGCCGTCGGGATCGGCGCCGAGCCAGGCGGGATCGATCGCGGCGGTATCGCCGGCATTGACCTGGAGCCGGGTGCCGTCGTCGTCCAGCGACAGGGGGCAGGCCTGGGCCAGCGCCGACAGGGCATCGCGCACCCCTTCCCCCGACGCGGCGAAGCCGCCGAGCACCGGCCCGCCCGCCCCCGCCAGCGCGCCGCCGGTCAGCTCGGCCGCGACCGCTTCGACCGGGACCGCGTCCCCGTCCGCCGTCACCTCGAAGGTGAGGGACGGGATGCGGTTGCCGAAGTCGGCCAGCTGGAGGTTCTCGAACACGGCATAGGCCAGGCCGCGGTGCGCGGGCGTGGCGTCGATCCCTTCGGCGGACGCGATCAAGGGATCGACGGCCTGGTCCTCCGTGCCGAGATACAGGCGGAAGCCCGTGTCGGCGGTCCAGCCCCCGTCCGTGCCCCGCAGCAGGTTGCCGTCCGCCCAGATGCGCGCCACCGACCGGATCGGCCGGGCGGACAGCGCCACCGCGAAGCTCGCCGAATAGCTGTAGCTGGTGGTGCTGCCGCCCGCCTTGCCGCCGCCCGAGCGATGCTTGTCCTCGCGCAGGTCGGTGGCCCAGATCACCGTGCCGGCGACGCGCAGCGTGCCGAACAGCTTGGGGAGCTGGCTGCCGTAGCTGGAGGTCTGCACGCTGAGGTCGCCCAGCCGCGGACCGGCCTGGCGCCCGGTGCCCAGCACCGACCGGTCGACCAGGTTGCCGAGCAGGCTGCCGATCGCGCCGCCGATCGGACCGCCGACCAGCGTGCCAACCGCGCCCAGGACGAGGGTCGCCATCAGCCGATCCCCCAAGCGGCCAACCGGGGGTGCGGCGGTCGCCCTGGCGTTTCAACCACCCGGCGCAGGCCCGCATCGGCATGAACGAAGCCGCGCTCGGTCAGCACGGCGAGGTGGAGCTGGTGCGCGCCCGCCGCCAGCAGCAGCAGGTCGCCCGGCCCGGCATCGACCGGGTCGCGGGGGCGCAGGCCCGCCGCCATCGCCATCGCCGCCGCCGTGTCCGGGCTGCCGCCGCGCAAGGGATAGCGGGCGGGGACGCCCACGTCGAAGGCGAGTGCCGCCAACCCCACGCAGTCGAGGCCCCAGGCGGGGTCGCGGCCATGGGGGCGGAAGCGCGCGCCCACCGCGCGGCGGGCGGTCGCGACGACTTGGCTCCGGTCACGCATGTCAGGCTCCGGGATAGCGGGTGAGGAGGTCGTTGCCGGGGAGGTAGGGCTCGCCCCGGAAATTGGCGGCGTTGCGGAAACGGGCGGCGCAGGTGGCGATCGTGCGGTCGCAGCCTTCCGTCAGGCGGACCAGCGTGCCGGCCACCGTGGCGAAGAACGGCGGATCGCGCAGGGTGAGGGTCGCGCCGGCGGACAGGGCCACCAGCGAATGGGTGCCGCCGTTGGCGCCATCCACCCACCACAGCCGGCCCTGGCCATAGGCGTTGGGCGAGGGCTCGCCGGTATCGAGCGTCAGGGTGGCGCCGTCGGCCGCGACCACGCGGGCGAAGCGGGTGCGGGGCGCCAGGTCCACCCGGCAGCGCGCGTCGCCCAGGCTCGCCCGGCAATCGGGCGAGGTCGCTTCCGTCACGGGCGCGTCCAGGATCGCGGTCGGCCCGGCCAGCTCGGCGGTGAAGGCGCCGTCCTTGACCGCGACCTGGCCAAGCGTGCCGCGCGCCAGCGGCAGCCGCTGGGAGGTGTCCCGCCAGTCGGTGGCGAACAGGAACACGCCCGCCCCGTCCCAGCGGCCGGCCGACAGGTCCGCGTCGGTGATCGCGTCGCCGGTGAGCGCGCCGGCGATATCCAGCGTGTCGACGTCGAACGCGTCGGACAGGGTGATGGCCGACGGCGTCATGCCGGGCGCCGCGCGATAGGGCAGCCCGTCGAGCAGGAGGTCGCGATCGTGCCCGGTGAAGCCCAGCGCCACCCCGTCCCGCCGCTCCAGCCGCCAGCAGAAGGCGAGCGTGGTGAGCGGATCGGCCAGCCAGCTCACGCCACCGCCTCCCGTATCTCCACCAACGGCACGGACGGCGCTTCCCCCGCCTGCACCGCGGCGATGTTCACCTGCAGCTGGTCCTCGGCGAAGCGCACCGGCACCTCGAAGCGGAAACCCGCGGTGACTGCCGCGCCGGCGGCGGGCGCGGCGTCGAAAGCGACCACGCCGCCCGGCATCACCGTCCAGCCGGCGTGCCGCTCGACCCCTGCCACCCCCACCCGGACCGTGCCGGCGACCGGGCGGGGGATGCGTCGCATCTCCGCCTCCTCGCCGTCGCCATAGCGCTTCATCAGCGGGAAGGTGGTGGCGGTGCCGTCGCCCGTGCCCAGGCTTACATCGGCATAACCGGACGGATCGGTCATGCCGGCCGAGCTGTCGTCGAACGGATCGCGGAAGCGGAAGCCGCGCGCCGCCCCGCGCCGTGCCCGGAAGAAGGCCAGGAGCGTGCCGATGTCGGCGGCCGAACGCACGCCGGGGCCCGCGTCATATTTCAAGCGGCCCTGCGCCCAGTCGGCATTGCGCTGCTCGACCCCGGAAGCGGCGGTGACGATGGCGGTGGAGAAGCCGGGCTCGGCGCTCGCCTCGCGGCCGAGCGCCAGTGGGAAGCTCACGTCGTCGAAGCATTGCATGGGGGCCGCTCCCGGTTCGAAGTGGACGAGGCCGTCGCGCGCTATCTCCGGCAGCGCCCAGACGAAGGTTTCGGCGACGCCGCGCGCGCGGGCCGCATCCACCGCCGCCTCGATCGGCGGCCATTGGGCGGACGCGTCCTCGGGCCGGAGCACGAAGCCGCTGAAATAATGGCTCTGGTCGATCGGGTAGCCGAGCCTGGCGCAGGCGGCGGCCGCGCCGGCCTCGCTCGCGGACAGGCTGCCGGCCGTTACCCAATCATAATCCTCCAGCTGGAGGACGTCGAAGGCGGGCGCCGCCCAGCCGAGCGGCAGGTTGGCGCGCTTGAGCTCCGGCGCGCGGGCATCGAGCACGGTGGGCAGGTAGGCGAGCAGCAGCAGCTGCGCGTCCGGCGCCACCGACCGCACCGCCTGGCCTACCCGCGCCGTGGCCCGGGCGAGCAGCGCGCCCGCCGCGTCCAGCAGCGCGGTCTGCGCGGGCGAAAGGGCGACAAAGACGGTGGGGATGGCGACGGCCTTGTTGCCGAACGCAGCGACCGCGGCGGCGTCGTACAAGCAGGGCGCGCCCGTCGCGGTGGTCCACCACCAGGGTTCGCCCAGCTGGAAGCGGACGGGACCGCCCGCCGCCACCGCCAGCCTGGCAAAGGCGCGCGCCACCGTCCGCAGGTAGGAAAGCGCGTCGTCGCTGGCGGGAGACAACAGGGTGGAAGGCGGAACCCAGCCGGTCAGCGCGGGCGCGCCGGTGGCGTCGCGCTGCTTCCACGCCTGCGGGCAATGGGCGTCGAAAAGTTCGAACGATTGCGACAGGATCACCTCGAAACCGAGCGCGCGGGCCCGCGCCAGGAAATCCGCATGCCAAGCGCGCGCCGCCACGTTGAGCGCGCCGCCCGCGGTCGTGACCAGGAAGCCCCCATCCCCGTCCGGCCACAGGCGGAAGAAGTGGCTCATGCCGACATAATGGTTGACCACCTCGCGGTAGCCCAGGTGCAGGATCGTGCGCAGCAACCGCTCGGGCGTCTGGGCGTAGCTGTCGTCGTAGCCGGTGCAGATGCGGAGCGCGTGGGGCGGCACCGTGGCCTCGTTGGCGGACAGCACCGAGCCCGGGCCGTCGCAAGCGATCGTCGTCAGTTCGACATGCGCTTCCACGGGCGCGGCCAACGCGCCCGCCGCGCCGCCATAGCCCGGCGCCACCAGCGACACGAACATCCGGTCCACGTCGCCCGCCCACACCGGCACCGCCTCGCCCGGCAGCAGGAAGCCGCCGTCCAGCTTGGCGAAATCCAGGCGCACCACGGCGTCGGTGGGCGTGCCCGTCGCATAGTTCCACAACCGCACATACCAGGCCCGCGCGGTCCCGGCCGCATCCCGGCCCTCGATGGTGAGGGTGGGCCCGTTCACCGCGTCCAGCGGCAGCACGCCGGTC